ATGTCTGATAATAAAAAAATAGAAGTTATTCCTGACAATGGAAAACACATAAAAATTTCTAAAGTTTATGAACATATAGAAATGGAGAAGCCTAAAGAAAAAAAGAAAGATGACATAGTTATTCCTAAAGTAAAAAAAGATAAGTAAAGAATTTTCAAATTATAAGAGGGAAATTTTTCCCTCTTAATTATCATAAATTTTCATTATTTCAAACAATAATTTATTTTATTCAATTATATTATTTTATTTCTAAAAGGAGTTCACATGAAAGAATTAAATATTAATCAATTATGCAAAACATACAGCAAAAATATAAAAATTGGAGAATTATCTCAAGAAGTTATTGATTTATTAAATCTAGATTTAAATCCACAAAACATATATATATGGCCTTTAAGAATAAATGAACACTGTGAAAAACATAAAAAAGAATATTCTTCTTCATCTTCTTATAATAAAGCTATAAAATCCATTCCTTTTATAATAGAAAATCCAGATTATGTAGGTCTGCATAAAAATGGTAACATTCAATATATAAAAAAATTAGATGATATTTCTTTTGTTGGTATCAAAATTTTAAATGGTAATAGCACTTTATTATTTAGAACAATTTTTCCTATATCAGAATCAAAATTAAAAAATTCCATAAAAAGTAAAAAGTTTATTCCATTTAAAAAGAAAGATACATAATTGTATCTTTCTTTTTAGTATTTTGGTTAATTGGTTGGACGGCGTACCCAACATCTCTTTTAAGACCATCTCTGGTGTGATAGCTGCCTCTTTCTATCCTCAAATAACCTAAAAATATTATATTACAATTCATATAAAATTATTACTTTTATAAAAATTGGTAGCGAAGACTCAATACCAATATAACTTACAAATTAATGATTGCTATACTAATAGAAAACTTTCAAATACTACAAAAAATATCTAATATTCCTAATGCATACACTTTTAAAAATATTTGGTTATTTTCAAATATCTCTTCTATTTCTGTTTCACTAAATATTTCTTTGTTTTGCATAATTCTTTCTTTCATTACTTCATCTAATTCTTCCATTTAATTTCTCCTTATTTTATTATTTAGAAGCTTCTAAACAAAAGATATTTTTCATTTGGTTTCTTTTGCGAAATCATTATACATAGACGTTATTTTTATATATAAAAATAAAAAAATACACTTTCATATAATTAGAAGTGTATTTTATATAATTCATTTATATCTACTTTTAGTGCCAACGCTATTTGTATCATTGTTGATAGCTTTGGCTCTTGTTCTTGTCTTTCTATTTTACTTAATGTACTCTTTGATACTCCTGACATTTTCGCTAATGTTTCAAACTTAATATTCTTTTTCTTTCGGACTTCTCTTATTAATATTTCTATTCTCATTCAAAACCTCTTCTTTAGTATGTATATTTTTTTAAAAATCATACACTTTATTTGGTTTCGTTTGAGAAACTAAATGTCATTTTTTGTCAACATTTGTTTATTATAAAAAACTAGTTGGTTGGACGGCGTACCCAACATCTCTTTTAAGACCATCTCTGGCGTGATAGCTGCCTCTTTCTATCCTCAACTAGTTGTATAACAGTATATACTATATTTATTTTAAATGTCAACTATTAGATTTAGTTTTGAATATAAAAGATGATGCCTAGTTTATACTAGGCATTTTCATTAATTAATTTTTTTAGACTCTTTCCAGAGAAATATTCTATTGTTCTTGCACTTAATAAATTATTTTCATTTGCTATTTTGTTCCATTCTGTTTTAGTAAAATATTTATTCTGCTTTTTTAAGTAATTAATACTTTTTTTATAAATATTCATACTATCACTTCCTTTTTATGTTAATTATAGCATAATAAAAGTGATTATTTTGTCGAATTTTGTAAAAATGTTTTATTTGTTTTGTAAACATGGGAATTTATTACTTATTCTTCTATACTTATCATAACATTTTTTAGAGCAAAATGCCTGATTATTTCTATATGGTTCAAATTCTTTCTGACATTCTTTGCAAATTTTATTAGAAATTTGTATCTTTCCATATTTTTTATATCTACGCCACAAATTATCATATGTATAATTCATTTCACTAGCAAGTTCTTTTAATGTTTTATTATTAATTATTATAGAATTTCTTCTATTTCTTATATTAGTTTTTATATCTACCCATCTACAATTTTCTGGTGAATAATTATAATCATTATCTATTCTATCTATTTGCAATTCTTTTTTATATCCATTATTTAAAGCCCATGTAAGGAAATTATAAAATCCGTCTTTCCCTAACCATATTTCCGCAACTTTAATTCCTCTTCCACCATAATCTTTATATTGTATATAATTTTTATTATAACATCTTTTTTTAATTCCTTGATATCTTCTATATAAATCCTTATTATCTATTGTTAATCTTGTTGTTTTCATATTTTTATTTCCTTTCAAAAAATAAGCCCTCAGAATCGCCTGAGAGCTTTTATTAATTTTTATTAATATAATTATATGCCTTGATTTCACTTAATTTTGGCACAAAAAAAGAACTAGACTAAAATTAATCAATCTAGCTCTTACTTTTATATCTTTTTACAATAATCTAAGCATATCCAGCCACTATTGGTTAAGCCCCAATTATTTTTTATTTTTGTAACTGTGCACACTACACCTTTTCTGTAACCTGAATATTCTCCACCTAATTTTCGATTTTGAAGTCTAGCATTTGCAGATAATTGTTTATAACTTTTTCTAGCATATTTTGTTCCAGCTCCCCTTCTTACATTTAAATTAGATGTTACTTTATATTTCCCTGTTGAGTAACTACGAGATTTAGTTGTAACAGATTTTGTTTTATTAGGCATATAACTTGTTAGATAATCACTACAAATCCATCTATTTGCTCCTATTTCGCTCCAATTACCATTTGTAGAATATATTGTTACTTGTGTTCCATTTGCGATTGCTCCAACTTTCTTTCCGTTAGGAGAATATCTTACATTTAATCCACCATTTGCTTTAACATATCTTGTATATGTATTTGTTATTACTGGTTTTGTATTATTTGTTGGTACATTTTCATCGTGAGCATATGCAAAGAATCTAGTATAGTTCGCATATCTTCTAAAGTTGTCTATTGAACAATATACAGTGTTTCCATCAACAGTTACTTTACCTCTACGTGTAGATGTTTCGAATTTACCACTGTATAAATAAGGATCATATATTTTTAATGTATCTCCATCAATTCCAACAATTAGAATTAAATGTCCTCCTGTTGTGAATAAGCCATTTGCACAACTTACGGCTACATAATGATTATTTCTTAATAGCTCTACTGCTCTGTCTAAGTTATATGTTTCTTCGTAACCTATGTTAAATTCATCTGCTACTGCTCTGAATGCACTTAAATATGTTCCATTGTTTGAACTTCTATAACCATATTTTACAAAAAGGTTGCACATAGTATCTGGTGTTATTGCCCCTTTTGTGGCAGTAACTATCATTGAAGCACATGTTGGTGCACAACCACTTGAACCTATTGTTTGTGAACCATTTCCTGTAGATGTATACGGTTTATTTGCCCATCTACTATCTAATTGAGAATAATATGTTAATCCTTTGTAATCTCCTAATTCTACATCCCAAGTTTCTGCTTTGGCCCCTTCATAAGCTATTTGTCCTTGCAATTCAAAACTCTCATTTTCAACATCTTGCTCAACTGCATTTTCTTGTTCTTCTGTTTGTTCGTGTATTTCCGTTGTTGGTAAAGCTTCTACTTGTTCATCTGTCATTTCATATGTATTTATTGCATCCACTATTGTGTCTACTGCTTCATTTACTTTGTCTTTATCTATTTTTCCTGTTTCTGTGTATTCTACGTATATTCCAATAAAAGAAGCAACAGCTATTAATATAACTGTTGCTATTGTTAATATTCTTTTTTTCATACTCGTTCCTCCAATCTAATTTCTATCTTTTCAATATTCTTTTCGATATCTTCACATCTTTTGTCATGTTGAAAGAGAAATTCCTTTTGAGTATCCATACTCGATTGTAGTAATTCTAGTGATTTAGCTGTATTCCTATTTGTCTCAGCATTATTCTTATTTGTATTTTTTATTTCTTCTAGGCATGTACTATTTTGCTTTAATGCATTTGACATTTCCTTTCTAGTTGTTAACCAATCATATAAGAACAATCCTACGATAACTAGAGAAACACCATATTTGCTTAATAACTCTATTATTTGTTCCATTGTTATTCCTTCCTAAACTACAGAATCTGTAGTTTTTGTATATTCTATTGTAATATGTATATTTTTTGACATTGTATATGTAGTTCCAAATTGAACATATAATGTTTTTGTATTTTTTTGATAAAAAGCTCTTGAATAATCTGTAGTTCCTCCGTAGCATCCGATAGGAATTTGATAATTTCCTTGTTCGAAATATGAATGTGAACTATTAATCATACAAGTTTCTACAGAAAGCGAACTTAAGTCATATGTTTTATTTGTTTCTGTAACGTTTGACATAACTATTGTTTTTCTATATTTAGCTTTTCCCATGTAAGTTCCAACAACAACTTCTTCTGTTGAATATGTGTGTTTGTTTTCTACATCTGTTGTTAGTTGTTCTAAAGTAGTTGCAACTTCTTTTATTGCTTCTTCTGCATTATCTTGAATTGCATTCATATTTGAAGCCGATAAGGGTGTTGTTCCTTCGTATTGTTCAGGAGTTACATCATAAATTGTACCTCCTATTTCAACTTTTGCATTACTTACTAATGTTCCATTTTCAAATTTTATTTTTTTCATCATTAACTCCTTTCAATTTTAGTTAATATCTCAAAAATTCCTTTTGTTGTATTATATAAATTCATTGTATAACAACCTAATGAATGCTTTGCGGCACCTCTATCGAAATAATACATTTCGTACTTATAAATTATATATTTGTAATTGCTTTCTAATGGATATAATCTATTAGAACTATATAAATTAACTTTAGGATGTAATTCTTTTTCAATATATAAAGGCAGTGGATACTTGCCACTGCCACAATATAAATTATTTCTTGGAAATATACTTTGTTCATTTCCTTTTCTTAAATCAAATCCAAAACTTGTATTACTTTCTTCTTTTATATTTATATCTTTACCGATTATATATTCTTCTGACATTTTGCCTATGACTTGTCCTAAGCCTATTGAGTATAATTTTGCATAAACATCTGCCTGATATTTTCCTTTTGCACTTTCATATGTTGTAGTTTTAAATATAGGTGCTAAATGTATTGGATAATCTGTTCCATCGCAGATCGCATCGCTAGAGATTATATCTTTTCTTGAAATACTTAGTTCTTCATCTTTTATTACATATATTGAATAATTTGATGTATCTATACAAGCTAAAATCTCTTCATTTCCAAAAGCCAAAGCTGTAACTTTCTTTCCTGCATAATCATTCAAATCATCAATGTTTTTTCCTGATGTAATATCATATATTCCGTTTTTTGTTGAATATGTATAAATAGCATTTACGTTTTGATTGTTTCCGTTTACTTCTGTCTGAACAGATGAAATTCTAATGTCAAAATCATTTATAGTTTTATTTGTTATATCTTCAAAATTACTTTCAAACTTAATGAAACAAGAATACATTGTTTTTCTACTATTTAATGAGTATAATTCATCTTCATCTTCTTCAATTTGACTCTTTGAAAATATTTTTAAGTATTCATCATAGATGTAATTGTGCAGCACAATTTCTTTATCTGTTTTTATTTTTATATATTCGTTTTTTATTCTCATTATTGTATCACCTCATGTCTTTCATACATATTTTCTTCTTCATAATGTGTTATATATACTTGATATGTTTTATCTGAACTTTCTTGTGATGCTTCTCCTCTAAAAACATCTATGTAATTATCTAACATATTAGCATTCTTAGCTGTTATATAGTAGTCTATATCATTATTTGATAAAGATTCTTTTATTTGAGTAATAATATATGTTCCATTTACTAACATTTTATTTATGTATATTGTTTTACCTATTTGAAAAACATTTCTATCTGTACATAATTCAATAGTTCCATTTAAATCTAAAGAATTTTTATTCATATAAGAAACACCTATTTCTCGTAATTCTTGAATTGTTTTCCAACTTTCATTCATATCTATTGTTGTTTCAACTATTCCTGTCTTACTTATAATTCCTCTTTTATCTGCAATCGCTTTATCGTTATATAATTTATTTACATTCCAAATTAAAGCACTATCTGATGTTATTTTCTCAATAGATTTAATGCTTTTGTTTTCATTGTTCAATTTAAAGCCAGTTATCAAATTACTAAAGAAGCTGTCTCGAATTAGTAAAAATTCTTCTGTAGCATTTTCACTTCCGTCAAAGCCAACATTATCTGTAGTCTCAAAAGTTTTGTTTATATCATCGTAACCAATGCTAAATTCAAATGTTGTATTGTCTGAGTATGTACCTTTAACATAAATACCATAAAAATATTGAGTTATTCCGTTGCTTTCGGCAGACTTTATTATATTTTCCTTTTTTATATCACATGGAAAATTAAAATCTAGTTGTTCTCCATTTTTTATAGTAGAAATTTGTTGACTTATTAACGGATTATGTTCTTGTGTTATAGTATTTCCATTTAATTGCAGTCTTGAATATTCGTATATTCGCACATTTTTAAAATTAACCACATTCGCATAATTATCTGATTCTGTTATTGGTTTGATATATTGTAAACCTGCTATGCTATGAGTATCATCATAAATATAATTTGCTTCATTGCTCATTAATTTATCTATATCTTTAATATAAATTCTTTTTTGTTCATCAATAAACCACCAAAAATTAAATTTGTTACTTAGATTATTCATACAATACTCTATTGTTTCAGATATATAGTTTACTGTTAATTGTCTATCTGTTATGTCTAATTCTTCAATAAAAAAACCATCGTCTATTAAAGGCGATAGTATTTCTTTTTGAATTAACGATTTTAGTTCGTATGTTCCAACTGCAGTTGCAGTTCTTAATGTTGTCATTTTCATAGGAGAATACAATGTAATATTTATATCTATGTCCACATCTTTTTCTCTCATTTCATTAAAATTATAACTTTCTATGTATCCGAAAAAATAATATTTTTTCTGTGTTAAAGTCAGAAATTTCAATTATCTTTGCTTCTTGATATCTTTCTGGCAACTCATCTACTGAATGTCCTGTAAATTCACAAGTTAAATCACTATATGTTACTTCTTGACTTGATTTAGTTAAATCATAGCCATCATATATATTTAAATCAGTATTGCCATATCTTAATACAACTCTGCTCATGCTAAACCACCTGCCTTAATAGTTCTTGCAACAACAGGAGCTTGTATTCTTCCTAATTTTCTATTATCCAAATTTACTGTTCCATCTAATTTGTTTTCAATTCTTATTATAGAATTGTAATTTGTACTGCTTTTTACTATTGCATTTGTGCTAATATTTCCTGTTTCAACTGCTACTGCTTTATTCATTTCTGACATTATTTTGTCGTTCATGTCATCAATAGCTTTTATTGCACTACTTGTATTAGCTTCAATTCCTACTGCAAATCCCTCTGGAACATATTTACCTACTTCATCTCTTACTCTCCTTGATGGAGAATGTATATCTAAAGAATCTTTAAAACCATTAATAACACCGTTTGAAAATTCTGTAATTTTGTCTTTAATCCAATCTTTTGCATTTTTTATTCCATTCCAAAGTCCTTCAACAATGTTTTTTCCAAGTTCAAGCATTTTATCTGGTAATTCTTTTATCTTATCTACAATAGCATTAAATAAATCTAAGGCAGCAGTCTTTCCTTTTTCAGCCATATCGCTTCCCCATTGTTTTATTTTATCTATTACATTTGATAACCATTCCCAAATTCTGCTTGGTAATTGTGAGAACCATTCTATAATTGAATTAATTGTATTAGAAATCCATGTAATTGCTGTATTGTATGTATCTATTCCCCATGTTCTAATGTTATCTACCACATTGCATAACCATTCCCAAATTCTACTTGGCAATTGTGCAAACCAATCTATAATATTTTGAATTATCTGTGGTAACTCTGTTGTTATCCAGTTCCATACATTAATTCCAAATTGTACAATATTACCAAGTATCTGTCCTATATGATATCCAATCATGTATGGTAATTGTTGAAACCATTGGATTACATTTTGTATCCATTGTGGAATTGTTTGAGTAAAAAATGCTACTATTGAATTCCATGCATTTATTAGAAGATTTGGTATTGTCTCTGTAAAAAATGTTTTTATGTTATTGCCCAAGTTGTCTACCCATTCTTTAAATTTAGGATTGAATTTATATAATAATGCTAGTGCTCCACCTATTGGATTTACTAATAACGTTCCAAGTTCTTTCCAATTCTCTTTTATAAAGTTTACTACTGTAAAGAATGTTTTCTTTATTCCTTCCCACAAATTAATCCAAAAATTTCTAAACCCTTCGCATTTATTCCATAGTATGACAAAAGCTGCAACAAGTAAGCCTATTGCAGTTACAATTATTCCTATTGGATTTAGATTAAATGCCATATTTAAAAGCAACATAGCATCTTTTGCACTTTTTATTGCTGGAATTAAAGAAACAAAAGCTGACACCGTATTAAATACTGATTGAGCAATCTGTATTCCTTTTATTATCAATAAAGTTGCTTTGTATACTTCATATGCTCCAATTACAGTTGTTATTATTCCTGCTAAAGATATTAAAGCATCCTTATTTTGATTTATCCAACTTATTACTTTTGGAATTTCTGCCGCTATTGTTTTTAATGTATTTTCAATTTTTTTACCTTTATCACTGATTATATCTGCTATACTCCCAAATCCATTATCTTGTAATCCTTGATTTATTGCAGTTATTATATCTGCTACACCTCTTGAGACTGCTGTTTTAGCATTATCAATAGAAGTCTGTATTCCTCCCGTTGCACTTTTAGCTTGTTCTGCAAAACTTGCAAACTGTCCTGTTCCTTCAGAATTTAATTTAACAATTTGATTCATAAATGTTTCCATTGAAACCTTACCAGACTTCATTGCATTGTAAAAGTCTCCACCAACAGCTGTAGATGTATATCCTAAGCTTTCAGCAACTTGTTGTAACTGTGCTGGCATAGCTGTTTGTACAGACCTCCAAGCCTGTGCATCTACTGTACCAACTGCATACATTTGAGATAATTGTTCTAGAGCATTTGCTTGAACTTCTGCACTAGCTCCACCAGCCAGCAAAGCATTATTAAACGCTAAAAAATAATCTGTGGATTTGTTTACATCATTATTTATTGATGTAAATCTCTGCACTGCTAATGATGCATCATCTAATTTAGTTGGTATTCCCTTTAATCCATCACTTAATTTTTTTATTGCTTTTGTACTATCTTCACTAGATATCCCTAAATTACTCATAACTTTAGGAAAATTATTCAATGTGTCTATTCTTTTTATAGCACTGTCCATATTGCTAGTAATTAAGTTAAAAGCTTTTCCTATTATTTTTGTTATTCCTAATCCTGCTACAATATTTTTTATTTTTGTTCCTGAATTTGAAGTTTCTTTTTCTAAGCTGTTTAATCCTTTTTTAAAATTTGTTTTATCTATTTTAGTATCATAAGTTAAACTTCCTGCTACTGCCATTATGTTTCCTTCCCAATGTAGACAAAAGAAAAACACTTGCTTAATACAAGTGTTTAATATTCTTTATTTTACTATAAATTCTACTTTTTCTCCTGTAAATGTATTTATGTTAAATTCTATTGAAATGCTTTGAGCATTTGATGGTACTTGAAAATAAACTGCACCTTTTGCTTTTTTTCCATTTGATAATGTAGAACTAAAACCACTATCATCTACAGAATAAAAACTCTCACAATCATATCCATCTGCATAGCAATCGAAATCATATGCGGAAAAATAAAAATCTGATGTTCCTAAATTTTCTGCTTCAAAATCTGCTTTTACAATTTTATATCCATCTTTGACATCTGCATATTTGCTATATCCTGTGAAATTTTCATCAACAGAAACATATTTTATTGCTTTAGTGCTGTCTTGATATATTTCTCCTATTGAATATTTCTTTGCTTCAGTTGTAGTTTGTGTTGTATTCTCTGTAGAATTATTTTCACTTCCTGATGTAAGTGTCGTTTTAGGTTGTTCTTTTGAACTTCCTGTGCTTACAATTACAAGTAACACAATAATTACAATTGCCCAAAACCACCATTTCTTGTAAACTGGTTTCTTTTCTTTTTCCATAACAACTCCTCCTTTATATAATAGGTAAATATTAACATTCAGATTTCATATTGTCAATATTTATCTCTTTATATCACATTCAAAAAGAAAAATTTGTCAAATGTTGTCGAAACTGTAATTATTTTAAAAGTTCATATATTTTATTTAGTCTTTCTTGCTCTGTTTGTGGTTTTGGTAATGTCCAATATTCTTTTAATTTTTTTAAATCTTCATCTTTTCCATCATATACTCTATAACCTTGTATTTTTACAAATTCGGTATTACTTGGTAATGATTTCAATATTGCTTTAAACTTCCACCAATGAACTTTATCTACGGTTAAATCTATATTATGCAATTCGTGAAAAGCACCCCAAATGTATTCATCATCATGTTCATAAGAATATACTAACTCTTTTTTTCCTTTACCATTTCCAGAAACTTTATGATAATCTTCTCTGCCACATTTATAAAACCATATTAATTTATCACAAGCCTCTTTATACAGTTTAGGTTGTTGTAATAATTTTAAATAATTTTCTGCATAAAAAAAAGCAGGATAAAAATGCCTTAATCCATACTCTATCTTTTCTGAATTATTCGTACTTTTATCCTGCAATTTTTGTTCAAAAGATATCATATTTCTAAAGTCTACATTTATTTTATATTTTTTTCCTTGTAAAATAACAAAATAAGGTAGCTTATTAAACATATTCATTCTAATATCTCCTATATCTATTTCCTCTATAACCTTTTCTACTTCTTCTTTGTTCTCTATTATTCATACCTTTTGCTCTATTTTCCATTTCTCTACTAGTATTGTTTATTTCATCAATCATATTTCCTGTTGTAGCTGTTATATATGCTTTATATATACAAGTTAGTACTGCTACTTCTACATCCAATGTCATTTTACCATATCCATCTGACATTCTTTTATTATTTATCTTTTCTATTGTTCCTTTTCCTAATACATCTTCAATTTCATTCTCTATCTTTGTTTCATCGTTTCCATCTAATTCTTTTATATCTTTATTTATTATTGCTTCTTTATTTATCTCAAATACTAATCCATATAATTCTACTTCTATCTTTTTGTCGGTATCCTCGTACCCAAATTTCATTACTTTATTATTCATATAAACTACCTCTCTATTTTATTTTTTTACACATTTTCAGTAAATTTCTTTGTACTTGTATTAAAAGTACCATATACAAAGTCTCCACCTTTTAGTGAACCTGTTATTTGTTTTTGTTCTCCTGCAGCACCATTACATTCTGATATTTCGCAAGTTTGTACTATTTTTCTTGCTTTATATGTATCTTCTTGGTCTGCAACTGGTTCCCATAAATTAACAATATAGTGTTCTATATCTAAGTCTGAACCAACCTTTCTATCGTAGAATAAACCATACATATATTCAAATACTTCATCTCCTTTTACCATATCCATAGTAATTGGAAATTCATTTGAAAAGCCTGTTACCTTTGTAGTTTTTGATTTTTGATGTATATATTGCTTTTCAGATTCTGTAGGGTTTGAACTTTCTGTCATTTCTGTTATAACTCCACCCAATACTATTTGGTCATTTATTCCAAAATAATGTGCTTCATCATATTCCATAACATCTCTTAAATCTGCCATGTTTATATTCCTCCTTTAATATTAAAATAAAGCTGTAGATAATACGTACTTATTGAACCATCTTCGTTGGTATCAAAAGTTATTGCATTAGCACAGCTTACTTTTTTTACTTTTTTATTTTCTAATTCTGGATAATCCCTTAATATATTTCGTTGGTCTATCCAGTCGCTCAAATCATCTAGCCAATTCAAGCTTTCTATTCTTTGTAAATCATCTTCACTATTTATTTTTAAAAACAATATGTATTGATACTGTCTATACCAGCCTTTTTCTGTAATATATCTAGGTTGTAATGGTTCTACACCGCTTCTTTGAATTGCTAGTGTCTCTACTTCATCTGGTAATTCTTCTGTGTGTATTTCTGCTAGTTCTTTTATTGGCTCATATTTAATTAACCAATCATTAATAGCTTTTGTTATTTTATCCATTACTTATCCCCCTTGCATATCTTGCAGTTTGATTTAATATACTCTGCCCTTTATCTGCTTTCATTCTTTCAAAAGGATGCGAACCTCTTAATCTACCACTATGATATTTTAAGTTTCTACTTGTAACAATTTTCTTTTCGCCTTTCTTCGCCCATGGCCTTTTAGTTTTTACACCAACCATAACCTTTCCTTCTGCTTGAAATCTAGCATACGGAACATTTATTATTACTTGTTTTCCACCATTAATTGAGTTTGTAGCTCCTTGCTGAACACCAGTTTTAAATGATACATACTTTCTTAAATTGTCCGCCACTGTCTTTCCCAGAAACTGTTGAACTTTCCCTTGTTCTTCAAGTCCTAAACTTCTATAAATAATATTTAATGGTTTAGTTTCTAATTTTAACCCCATTAAACACACCCTATTTTTATATGATTTGGTAATTCCTCATCATTAAATATAAATTCATCTATAGAAGTTACTTTATGAACATTTTGAGTTCCATATTTTTTACTCAATTCTGTCAGTGGAACACTCAGTATCTCATCATCAACTTCTTTATTTACGATTACATCGCCTTTTTGAACAAACCACTCTAAATTATACTTATCTATATTAAAAATTCTAATAAGAACATTGTCAGTTGAATCCGACCCATTTCTATTATGATTTAATATAGATGTATTTCTGTAGCTTGCTTCAATTACATATCTATCCCAAACTTTTTCATTTTTATGGTATATCGTTATTTTTTGCATTGGAAAATCTTCCATCATATCCTCCTAAATAAAACAAGTTAATTCATCTGGCAAACAAGTAATTATTTCTTTCTTAGACTTTTTATAGTCATTATCTGAAAGTACGTTAAAACTTTTGCTTACTCCATCTATTGAAAATGAAGTAACTTTTCTGTTTGTACTTTCTTCTTTTTTGTATATTAAATCAATTAAAGCACAGGCAGTATATTTTAACTGCTCTTGTGCTTCTTTTGGCAAATTACTTATTTTTGTTTCTGTCAATCTAGTGTTGACATTTTTATCAATTTCTCTACTTGCTTTTAAAATTAGTGAATTGAACGAGTTTTCTGTTAATGTTCCTTTATATGTTTCTTTATAATATTCAAAATCTGCATATAACATTTTCATCAACTCCTATTTATCAGCTTTTGCTTTTTCCTTTTTATCAGCTTTTGCTTTTAATTTTTGAATTTCTTTCTTTAATTCTTCGTTTTCTTTTTCAAGAGAAACTTCTTTAAAAGAATAACCTATTCCTATATTCTTTGCCATTTTGTTTTCCTCCTATTTTTAAGCTTTAGCTTTACAAGATAAATAAATACCAGCAACTTTATTTTTATAGTATTCATTTAATCCATATAATCTATATAACCATTTGTAGTTATCTCCATCTTGGTCTTGTTCTGGAGTAAATAATTTCATTTTGTTATGTTTTGTATATTGTAGTAATGCAGGTTTATGTATAATCATAAAGTTTATGTCTTGTGAATCATCACCTTTTTTGAATCCACCTTTTCTTTCTCCATCTGCATCTTTACCACTTAATAATTTTATTACAGTTTGGAATCTTGATTGTGGAACTACTTTTATTCCTGCAAATTTACTTAGTAGTTCTTTTGATTTGTAAGTATCCATATCTCTAATCATTCCATTTAATGTAGAAGTTATTCTTAAATATCTATTTTCTTCTGGAACTTCTTCGTTAGTCATGTCGTCCCAAGCTTTTGCAATAGCTTTATATACTTTTTCAGCAGTATCATATGTTTCTTCTACTTTTGAAATATTAGGAATAGCAGCATATGTTGCATATCTTACTGCATCAACTTCTGGTATAACTTTTGTTCTTAAAAACTCTGCTGATAGATTTCCTAGTATAACTCCTCCTGTTTCTTCATTATCTATTGTGTCTGTTTTTAATTTTCTTCCTCTTTCATAATTAAATTTCTTTGTTTCGTTTGTTAATGATACATCTCCATCAATGTAACCACTATTTCTGTCATAATCTCCTAAGCCATCCATATCTAATACTGGTACAATTATTTCATTTGCGTTTTTTCCTGCTTGTACTAAAGCTCCGTTAATATCAAAATCACTTGTAGTTGATTCTGCTTTGTATATTTTGTCTAATAGCTCTGGTGCATTCTTTTTAAATAATTCAATTGAGTTCATTTTTTATTCTTCCTTTCTATTTTTCTTCTTTAATTCCCATAGCTTCTTCTAATTGTTTTAAGCTATCTTTTTGTGATGAACTATTATGTTCTCCACCTAGATTAATTTCACTGTCTCCAGCTCCATCATCATCAAACAAAAAAGAATACTTTTCTTTGACATCTTTGAGTTGTTCATCAATGCCACTTACTGTGTATTCTCCTTTTTCATTTTTTTCATATTTAATTTTGTCTTTGTCTAGCTTGCTATAAACTAAATCAAAATCTTTTGCTCCTTTTATAGAGCTTTTTAATGCATTAGTTTTTTTGAAATCTTCAACTTCTTTAGATCCTTCGGCTTTTCCTAAATCAAATTGCTCTTTTTTTAATGCTTCAATATCAACAGCTTCAGCCTCTTTTATTTTAGTGTTTAACTCATCTATTAAAGTATTTTTTACTTTTAAATCGTTCTTTACACCCTCTGTTTTTGCTTTTTCGTTGTTGATATCATTACCATTTTCATCTAATATAGATTGAATAATATTTGATTTAGTTCCATCCTCCATTTCTAAATCTTTGAATAAATTTTCTAAAAAACTTCTTTTCATAATACTTCTCCTCCTACGATTTTTTAACGAGGTTTTTCTTCCCCTTGAATTTGATAATATTTGCTATTTTTAACGATGTATGCCCACCCATTAATTTCTTTTAGGTAACTATTAATAAAACCCATAAAAAAAGAAGCTAGTCGACTTAGCTTCTTATATATATTATAAAATATTAATAACTATTTAATTATTTCCACTATATCCTCTTGTTTTATAGTTTCTGTTTCATATTCTGGATATTCGCCTTTATCATCAATAAGGATATCAGCTTCATATGTTTTTCCTTGTTCATATATTTCTACTATTGTTGCTTGTAATCCATTTTTCAACTTTACTTTATCATACATCTCTATTTTCATTTTTTGTTTTCCTCCATTCTTTTGATGTTACATAAGCACTTGTTAATCTAGTTTCTTCTGTTTTATTGTCAATTATCCACGCTGTTTTTACATTTGCTATTTTTTTATTCTCTCCAATCAAAGTCATTAAAACTTCATATCTTTTTCCAAATCCCTTATCGTCTTTTTCAACAGCATTATATTTATTTAAATTATTTCTTATATTTTTTATTAATTCTTCGGCATTATTTAAATTGTATCCTAATGCTTTTTCAAAAGCTTCTGCTTTATTTTTATCTTTTTCAGGATTTAATGCATATTGAGTAAATTTTTCTATTGGAATAACTGCTTTATCATAATTAGGTAATACCATTATATCATTTTTTATAATATCTGTCGAGTTATATTTGGCAACCTTTACCCTTGAATAATCTTTTTCTAGTCCTGTTTCTTTGCAATAATCATTTAGCTTTTTTTGTGCTATTGCAAGTTTTGTTTTTGCTATTTTTGCATCTTGACCTGCTTTTTCTAAGATTTGTACTGCTCTTTTTTGTTTTCTTATTGTGTTTTCAAGTTGTCTTTGTTTTTGTGTTGCTTCATAATAAGGAATTTCTTTACCATCAAACTTTACATTGGCATTTTTATATTCTTTTAGTTCTTTATCGGTATATATTGGTTCTGATATGCCTAATATAATTCCAAAATAAGTATGTCTACAATTATATTCTTGCCATAGTTCTTCAACATCTGACCATAGCTCTAAACCATATTTTTTTGCATCTTCTTTAGTTACTGCAAATTGTTTTCCCTGTTCTTCTGCATGAGATGGCCTTGCTCCTATATGTGCTGTGACTTCATAACCATTGCAACCTAAGCTTTCTTCTATGTCTCTATTCATATTATTAGCAGTTTCATGTATTCCACTCAACACATTTCTTTTTACTGCTACTTCTAATTGCACTTTTCTTCCTAGTTTGTCTCTTAATGTTATTCCCTCATCTGCAAGTTTCTGCACCGCATTACTTATAGCCGTATTATAATCAAATGCTCCACTTGAAGCTTCCATATATGCTAAATCCACCGCTTCAACATATGTTTGTTTACCTTGAAATGCTATCGAATTTGTAAGATTTTTCAATGTCTTGTTTGTTGCCTTCAATCCTTGATTTAATATTTTGTATTGTGTTTCACTTAATTTAAAAGGTTTATCTCTATACATATACAATTCTTTATAGCCTTGCAAATCTTCTTTTGCCATATCTTCAAACAGTTTTCTCAATGCTTTTTTTCTTTCAGTAGTAAGCAATGATGTTTTTTCTAATGCTTCATTAAATATATCAGAACCATTTGTTTGCTTTAATATTTCTAATTCGTTTTTTGTTGTTGCTGTTATTTCTTTCATATCTGCAATTCTTTGAATTATATCTGCTGTTATTTCTATATTTAACTTGTTATATAGTTCTACAACATCATTAAATTCTATTATATCTAAATACTCTGGACTAAGCATATTATTCCTCTTTTATATTTTCTATTTCTTCATCTGCTACCATTGCTTTAGCTTTTTCCTCATCTTCTCCTAAGAATTTAACTCTATATTCCCAAGGTTGTCTTATTCCTTGTGCTATATCTTGTCTAAATTCTTGTTTTGCTGTTTCTGTATCAACCATAAAGCCATCTTTGTCTGTTATTGTTACTATACAATCCTCTGTTACACTTTCTTTGAATAATACTCTACCTAATAAAAGAATGGCTTTACATATTCCACTAACAAATTCATCAACACTTTTACGATGTTTATTTGCATTTACAACTAAATCTTGTCTATCTCCAACATATTGCGTAGCTGTTACAACAGATGTACCATTAAATTCATAATACTTTGTTCCTAGCCCTGCTTTGAAACTTAACATATCTAATGCAAATTGTATTCCCTCTTTATCTTCTTCTACTCTTAATTCTGGATTATATTCAGTAACAACAGGATCTTCTTTTATGTTTGTTATCTCATTATCTCCATAAACAGTCCATTGTTGTTTCATAATATCATCTGGATAAACTTCGTATTCTTCTTCGCGAATATTTCCATCTGCATCTTTTATTTGTCTTGTCTTAGTTCTAGTTATTTTTTTGTTGTAAAATACTTTCTTTCCGCCAAGATAAAAGTCCATAACAAAATTGTTATAAGTAATATCACATGCCGTTAACTGGTCTATTGCTGTTCCATATGTGCTAAATCCCATTCCGTTTATGTTGTTATATTCTGTATCAATTGGATTTGCTATTGCAGGTTTTAGAACACTAAATAAAGGCACGTTAGAATTAATCGTATAACTCTTAACTATGCCCTCTTTTTGTATTTCTTCTCCATTTTCATTTAAATAATTATTTGAAATTTCATATATTTCTTTCTTCAAACTTTCGCTATATTTTAATTGATGTATTTCTACATAATATTCTTTTTTACCTTTTACTGTATTTTCACTTACAAAAGCTATATCTATTATTTCTCCATGTTCAACTCTCAAAGGTACTATCTGACTTGCTTCTAAGTATATTATATCTAGTTTTGTTCTTTCATCTGCATATAATTTGCCTTTTTTATCTACTTTAGCATGTTTTACTCTTAATGTTGCACCAGCAGTTCCCATTGCCATAGCCTTTTCTATAGCTGTTGGTAAATCTTTGTATATCTTTAATACCTTTAATTGTTTATTTAGATATTCATTATTTAACTCTGTTTGTTTATCAGTACTAGCTTCTGTTGTTATTTCATCTCTTTCTGTAAATAAAATACTTGACCAATCTTCTGCTATTCTTTTAGCCATACCCAAACTGAACATTTTTCTTTCTTTGTCTGTTTGGTCGTGATACTTATGAAATTCAACATTGTTTTTCCACCAATTTTCCCACAATTCTATATAATTATAATAATCTGTTGCTACAGTATTATACCCTTTATTTTTTAAATATTTTAATATTATATTATTCATGTTATGCTACCTTTCCTAAACAATAAGATATTTGTTCAAACCAAAATTCAAACGAATAATCAAAGCTATCTAAACTATCTATGTCAGATGTTTCTCCATCATCAATCCATCTATCATCTTTCGCTTTTTCATCATATAATGCTGTTTGCAATGCTTCTATTAATGTTTGACATTGATTTTCAATAAAGCTTATCTTGTCTAAGTTTAATAATCTATTCCAAAGCTCAATTCTGTTTTTTATTTCTATTTTTAAACTATCTTGAACTATTAAATTTATTTTGTTTGCTCTTAACTCTCCGTTTAAAGAATTATTTAGTACTTGCTCTGCACTATCTGCAAAAATGAAAGATACAGTACCATATTTGTCCTGTATCTCTTTTATAAAATTTATTATCCATCTAAAAACTTGTTTTGTATTTGTTCCTGTTGCTTTCATTGTACTAGATTTTAATACTTGTATTTCTTTAAAATCTCTGCTTATTTTTGTTGCTGTTATGCTATGTTTTGATTTATTACCACCCCAGTCAATACCAACACTTATAATAGAATTTAATTGAACCGTAGTAGTAATATATCTTTTATAATCATTTGCAATCTGTTGAAATATTAATCCTTCTGCATTGCACCATTGTCCTAAAATATATCTATTGTAATATACTGTGCCTTGATATTCTTTGCACATTTCTCTGACAACATTTTCAGGTAAAAAAGGATTATCAAACAATGTATAGTGTTGAACATAAACATCTACATCGCTTTCTAGAAATTTCTTAATATAATGTGTTCTACTTTGTGGATTTCCACTGCCTTCGCCAACACTATATTCAAAACTTAATCTTGATTTTAGTAGTTCAAATACTTCCTCATTAATATCTACAACCTCATCAATATATAAATATTTTATTCTAGCACCTCTAAATTTTCTTACCATGCCTACATTGTCTGCACCAATACAATAAACTTTTTCTCCAAATATTGTAGCAATATTATTACTACCTATATCAGTAACAAGTTTATTTCCCCAAAGTTCTTGCAATGGTTCTATAACATTTCTTTGAATAGTTCCTTTTGATACACCAGCAATAAAAACAAGTCCTTTCAGACCTGCTCTTTCTCTGATTCTCTCAGGTATTAAAAATAATGTATCTATATATGTTTTCCCACATTGTGTTGCTCCAATTTTAAAGTTCCATCTATGTGTAGCATTTCTTATATATTCAGCTTGTTTGCTACTTATTTCAATCGTCTTGTCCATTATTAGCAACCTCTTTTATTTTTATCAATACTTCTTTTGCATTATTTAGATCTGCTTCATTGTTTCCTTGTTTATCTGTTAATATCTCGTTTAAATCCTTCAATGCAGAAGATAACATTTTTAATCCTTGTCTGTCTATTATACTTATATATTCGTTTACTTCTTCTTGTTCTTTTGTTACTTCTTTAGATGGCTTTAAAGCTTTGTTATCATAAGTTACTATCTTAGTTTTTGTTTTTGATTTTGCTATATGTTTATTGAGTTCAGTATTTGCTTTTAGTATATTAAGTGCTAATTCATTTGCTATGAATTTTATATCTGCAATTTGTTGAGCTTCTTTTTCAGCTTCTTTCTCAATTGTTTTTTCTATTATTTTTGTACTTTTTTGTTCCTCTTTTAGTACTTTTTTATTTTTCCAGCCTTTAGTACTTTTTTTGGTACTCCCATTTATAGATATTCCTTTATCTTTTAAAAAACTACTTACTGATTTATGATCACTTAATATGTATTCTTTTTCTAATTGCTTCCAATTGTATTTCGCCATTGCATACACCTACTTTTTAGATGTGACTTCTTTGCCTTCTTCAACAAAACCTTTTAGTTTTAATTCATTGTATCTTTTTTCCTCTGCTTTAAATTTAGTTTTGCCATTAGCTTCATAATGTTTTAAATTGTTTTGTTTGTCATTAAATGATTTTAATACTTTACCTTCTAACATTTTTCATTCCTCCTAGTTTTTCATTAGCTCTTTCATGATAATTTTAATAAATAATGCTATTATATATATTGCTATTATTGTTAAGCATATAGTTATAAAAGAAGCTAATATAATTCCACATACAATTAATATATTTGTTAATAAATTTAGCATAACGCTTTCCTCCTACTTTATTAAACATCTATCTTTAACTCTATAAGTACATCTTACTTTTTCATTATCTATGCTTGTAATTTCTAAAAAAGAGCAATCAACACATTCTCGTGGCAATTGCTCTCTTATTTGTTTTAATTTCTTTTCTTTTAATCTTTTTTCATCATACTCTATCATTTCTAATACACTTCTACATTCATCTAATTTACAATATTTACATTTTAGATTGTTTGCAGGACATATTTTCCCTGTTTCTAAACATTTCATAGGCTTATCCTCTGTTAATTTTTATAAACACTATGTAATGATATATCGGTTTATATAAGACGCTATCTTATATCATTTGGATTACTGGTCTATATCACAGCTCAACCTTTAGCTTACGTGCTGAATCTCTTGGAAGACTACACACTCTTCTTCCCTGTGACGGAATTAGTGTTTCAACCTTATGCTCCCATTACTAAGTTTTATATATCACTACATACTATCTATAAATTTATATTAGAACTCACTAGGAAAGCTCTATTGCATAAGTTTATATAATTTTTTATAACAAAAGGAGGTGATTAACCTTTTATATTATCAGATACCTAGTATACTGGTAATAACTAACTTAAATCTATTTTTTCAATTTCAGCTCTTATTTTTAGAGTTCTTATATAATTTCCCATATGTTTCTTTTGTTCTTTTAATAATTCTAATGAGCAACTAGGTGTAAAGTTTAATGTTCCTGCTTCATATTTTACAGTCATTGCATCTAGTTTGTCATATCTTATTTTAGCTTGTAAATATTCTGCTTTAAATCTTTCTTTGTAATTTTCACTATTCATTAATTCTACTGTATCTTTTAATTCCATTTTCGTTCTTCCTTTCATAGCATAATTAAAGAGCTGACATTTAAAACATCAACTCTTTGTAGTACGAAAAAATAATTTAGGAGCCTTACTTGCTCTTTATTTTTAGTAGCTCGGACTTAATATTTCTATCTGCTACTTTCACTGATACTATTTTAACACGTTTTTTTAGTTAATTTCCGCCAATTTTCCGCCAACTTTTTTAATTTCTTCACAAACTGCATATATTAATTCTTGATTTCGTCTTTCAAAGGTCCTTTCAGACATACCAGAATTGATTATATCCCATTTTGATTTGCTTTGTATGTAATATTTTTCAAATAACTCTTTGCAGTCTTTATTAACTAATTCTAGAGCTTGTACAACTGCTTTGTATTCTTTTATTGATTTCTGCAAATGTTCATCTTCTTGTAATTTTATAACACTGTTAAATACTCTATCTGAAATCGCATAAGGAGCTTTTGGCATACCATCTATTCCTTGCCCACCTAAACTCATTATATCTGCTCTTATATTCATTATATTTATGCAATTATAGTTATATCTTTTTAAACAGCCTTTAGCTTTTTTATACTCTTCTCTGCTTATTTTATTCATTTGTTCTCCTTTCCCATTTAGAACAAGTTTCTTTTCTTAGTACAAAATTCTTATTTCTTTTATTTGAATTTGTTGATTTGCATATTCCTGTTCCGTATTTTCCTTGTCCAATTCTATAATATTTACAAGTTTCACATATTTTTGTCATTTGTATCGCTCCTTTATCTTTCTATAGGTTCAAATGTAAATCCTTTTTCATTAAAATCAGTTAATTTTGTGTCCCAATGCTCTATAGGTTTCTTTACTTTTAAACTTTCTTTAAAATTATTTTTATGCTTTTCTTCATATTCTGCTATTAGTTCTTCTATGTAATCTGCTTCTATCATCATTCTGCTTTCTCCATATGTTCCTTCTAAACCTTCAACTAATTCTTTTAAGTCTTCTAGTCTAATATATACTTCTTTTCTGCCATTTCTTGTTTGTTCTTCTATTTCTTTCTTTAGTTTTTTAATGTTCATCATTTTCTCCTTTCAAGATTTTTAAATAACTTTCTATTAAATAAATTATATAGTCATCAAATTGTTCCATTTTATCTTTTTCTAACTTCTCTATTAGCTTTTGATTATCTGATTCTAACTGTTCTGTATGTTTTAACATTTCTGCAACTAGCCTTATTGTTTCATCATCACATTGATTGAATACATTTATTTTTAATTTGCTTATTTCTTCTTTACTTGGCATTTGTTGTCCCCCTTAACTTTTAATTTCCTCTATATCGTACTCTTCACATATATTTTGTACAACTTCTGCTATATCATCATCAGTTCCAAGTTCTCCCCAATCTTTATTATAATAATGTGTTATTTTTACTACATTTAATTGTCTTGAATTTTCTAATTCTTCTATTAAGCACTCAAAACAAAATATGTTGTTATCATATTTATAATAATTTTCTTCATAATCATTTCCGCATTTATCACATTCTATCTCTTCTTTCATTTGCTATTTTCACTCCTCTCAACTTTCTCTTTATATTCAAAGTATCTATCTGCTATTTCATATGCAAATATTCCTATAGCTACTATTGATAAAAATAACCACTCCATAATCTTACTTCTCCTTTATACTTTTTATTTCTTTGTTTAGTTGCTTTACTGCTAGTACTAATTCGTTTACCTTGTCTATAAATTTCGATTCTTGATATGAAATCGTATTACCATATCCAAATTTACACTTGTCTAATTCTTCTATGTTATCTATATCTATTGTTTCATCTTCTATTAGTTCAAAAATACAATTTATTATTACACTACTACTAACTTCATCAAAATTATCATCAATATAATATAAAATACCACTGTTATACTCTATTATCTGTTTGTATCCATCTATTCTAAATCTACTTCCTTCTTTTATCTCTCCATTTACTATTGCTTTTAGCAGTTCATATCCTTTATATCTCATTTTATTTTCTCCCTTCCAGTAGTTCTTGACACATATGTATTCTTCCTCTTAGAGTTTTGGTCTTGTTACTTTCTTTTCCACTTTGATGTTCTAATAATAATTCGTACTCTTCTTGATACTTTATTAAATTATCTTTTACTATTTGCTTTGATATATAATTATTATCAACTATATTTCTATTTTTTTCTTGTATATCTCTAACATCTTCATATGTTATTTTAGATTTTTTTAATTCTTCATTCTCTCTTTGTAGTTTTGCTATTAAATTTAATATTGTATCTATTGCTCTAACTTTTCCTTCTGCATATGTGTTCGTCGCTATTTCTTTTAATCTTTCAATAGCCTTCTTTTCTTCCTCTTTCATTTGTTCCTCCATATTCAACTTGTTTTGTTAATTTTAAATACTCTTCTACACGATTTTCATACATTAATTTGTATTGATTAAGTTCATTTTCTAATTGCTGTGAATGTTTTATATAATAATCTAATCCGATTTCTAACTCTTTAACTTTTTTAATTAATTCTTTTGCATATTTATCTTCTTTCACTTAGAATACCTCCTAATCATCAAACGGTCTGCTACAGTCTGCACAAATATAAACATCATAACATTCATCATATACTGCAATATTAGCCCATCCTTCGTCATTTATATTAAATTTATGTAAAACCATTTTATCTTTATTTTCTATTTTTTCTAATCTATTTATTAACTCTTTGACGGTCACTCTATCCACCCTAATTCTTTACACTTTTTATTTATTACTTGTAGTTCTTTCATATTTATATTTTTATTGAATGAACAATATGTATATCTAAAATTTATTTTTTTATTGTATAAAAACTCTATATGTTCAAATTCGTTTGCACTTAAATTACTTGAACGAATATAATGTAACATTGTTCCAGGATTATAATTCTTTGTTTTTCTATACCCTAACTCTTTAAACATCTCATCTGCTGTTTTCACTATGTATCACTCCTCTCAAAATATTTATCCAATATTTTTTTGTTTTTTACTGCTAAATCAATAATAGGTTTAAACCATTTTGCTAAATCTAAACAGCTTTTTTCGATTTCTTCTAAGTCTATTCCTTGTTTTGCTAAATCTATTGCTATTTTCATTTTTTCTTCTTCGCTCATATTTACTCCTTTACAACTAAATTGGCTTTGTCTAACCTATACATTATTTCCCTTAATTTTTGGTATGGCTTTTTAGATGTAAAAATAGCTTTTATTCTACTTGTTATTACTGGTAATTCTGGTCTTATTATTTTTCTGTCATGAATACATACATAAACATATTTGTTTTTTTGCTATAAAATACTTATATGTATTACCATCTAACTCAAATCCATACTTTTCAAATTCTTTTAAATCTACTCCGTTCTCTTATTTTTAACATATTTCCTCCCATTTATTATTATAGCCTTTTTCATATCTTGTAGTTTTTATTTGAAAATTATTGCTTGTAGTTTCTATGTGTTGTTCTAATGCTTTCAAACAACTTATACATACTTTTAAATTCTTATTAGGCAATTTAACTTCTTTTACTTCTTCATCTTTATCTAATTCAACTTTACATATATCACAATATCTTTTTAACATATCTATTCTCCTCCTAATAACTTAAGATTATCAAAAACATTTCCAGTTATTTCTACTGAATTGTTATTTTCTACTACACACCCCAACACATTATCATCAAAATTATAATCTCCTATTGGTTTTAATATAAAACTTGCATATTTATTGTTCCATTCTACTATTGCATTATCAATATCATTTATTCTTAATATATCTCCCTCATATATTTCTTTTCCGTTTTTATCGTGTAGTCCTGTGTATTGCATTAATTTTATATCTTTATGATATGGTTCAAAATGTGTCCAATGAGGTTCACATTTATAATCTACTTTTTCAGGTTCTACCCACATAGAACAAGCAGTATAATTCTTATCGTCTTTAACATCTTCCCAATTTCCATATATTCCAACTATTATTTTATAATTCATATATTTATAATGATTATCCCATGCTCTAAATTTTATCTCACGCATATTATTTATCCTCCTTTTCTACTAGATTTGTAAAATAATCTTTAAATTGTTCTTTACTATAATTATCAAATTCGCTATAAAACCATTCTTTATCTTCTACTAACCTTTCTGCCATTTTATCTATTATCTTATCTTTCTTTTCTAATTCACTTTTTAACATTTCTGTGTTATCTTCTAAATCTTCTAATCTATTAAATTCTGATACTAATGTTTCTACTGGAATATTTAATTTCTTTATTGGTTCTAGGTCTTTATTTCGTTCTTTTTCTTTGTTATATAAATTTAATAAACTTTGTATTGCTTGTATATCATTCATTGTCATTATATATTCAAAATAATCTTTGCCTTCAATATTATTAATACTATCTTCAACAATTTTTTCGACATATTTTATCATTCTTTCTTCTTCATTCATATCTATTTATCTCCTTCATTTTTTTCTACACTACACCAAAATATCAATGCAAAAAATATTAGCCACCATTTATGAAATGCTATTGATAAAATAGTAAAACAAATCAATGAAATTACATTTCTTGTAAAACATATTAAGTATAATTTTAATTCATCTGACATATCTATTTACCTCCTTCACTCATATATCTTAATTCCTTTCTTCTAATAGTTCTTGTATTATATTACCTAATCTTGCTGTTTCTTTATCATATAATTTTTCATTTTCAATTATTTGTATTGATAGTATTTTATTCTTTTCTTTTTCTTTGTTATATAAATTTAATAAACCTTGTAACATTTCTATATCTTCATTATTCAAAGCATATACTCTATCAGGAGTATTTTCTCTATACCAAATTATTACTTCTTTAAAATATTTTATTATTTCTTCTTCACTCATCTTTATTCACCTAACTTTCTTCCGACATATTGGGCAATAATTTATCATAAAATCTCTTCCAAATCTTAATCCCATTAATTTACCATTAAGCCTTAAATGTTTCCCATATATTTCTAAATAAATAATATCAGTAGTTAATTCTTTAATATGTTTTTGCTTATCATTACAATATTCACACATCTTTCTACCTCCATAATTTGTATATGTTCTTCTTATTAAATAATCTTCAGCATTATTTATCATTATTTACACTTCTTTCTATTTCTTGTTCTTTCATTTGTTATTCCTCCAATCTGTATGCTATTGAATTAAATTGTTCTTTTGTTACTATTGAATAAATATTTATATCTTCTAGATATTTATAATAAGCATAATCTTCATCTGTTTCACAAATTCCTAAACCATCTTTGTCGTTTCCATCTTCATCATAACCATATACACAAATTACTTCTTCTCCATTTACATAGTCTCCTTCTTCTATTAAATCTATTATGTTTTTGCTGTAATTAACTATATAAGGCTTATTTACATATCTCTCATTTTTATTGTCATCAAATACATACCATTTCAATGAAATATCAATATCATCTCGCTCTATTCTTACGAGCTTTCCTATAATTCCTTTATTAGTTCTTATGTAATCCCCTACTTCTATTTTTCTATCTGCTCCATTCATTTCTCTTGTAGCTTCGTTTTCTTCATCATCTAAATCAAATGCCATAATTCTTCTCCTTTCATATTTCTTCTAATTCAACAATAATCTTATTTTCTATTCCATAGTCTTTTTGAACAAGTAATAATGACACTTGACTATCATCTTTATATGCTAATCCATTTAAAGCATCTAATATTATTTTTGCTATGTTATCTGCATCTGGCTTTTTCGTATAATCAATGTTAGTTATTAATTCTTCTCTTTTCTTTTTACTTATACTTTTAGCTGGTTCAAATATAGCTGTTATCTTTGCTTTAAAAGGTTTTGTGCTTAGCTCTGTTTCAATATTGTATTTGCTTTTGAATGACCATTTTACTTTTTCCTCAAATGTACTTGTTTTGGTTGGTGTATACATTCTATGAGTTTTTGTACTATATCTTGGTCTTTGCTTTCCTATTGCTTTTTCTTTAATTTCAAATGTATATTTCACTTTTTCTTTAGCTCCTCTCTTAATCTTTCTTGCCAATCTTTATATCCTGGAACAAAATTATTACATCTTAAAACTCCCTTAAATTCCTGCTCCAATCTATTACATCCTAAGCAATATTTACATATATTATTTTCGCTTTCCAAATAATATTTCTTCATTTTTCCAACCTCTTGTTCTTCTAGTTCTCATTGTTGCATAACTTATATTTAATATTTCTGACCAATCTTTCATACTATGTTTTTCTCCATTATATTCAATAAAACAATTCGTTCTTCTATTATTACTTTGTTCTTTTAAAGTAGACCATTTACAATTTTCTGGTTCGTAATTTTTATTGTTATCAAGTCTATCTATCGTCAAATTATCTTTATAGCCATTACTTATCGCCCAATTATAGAAATTTACGAAATTATTTCTCCATTCAACACATACTTCTATCCCTCTTTTTCCATAATTTTCATAACCATTCGTATTTTCTTTATAGCATCTGTTTTTCATACCTTGCCATATTTTATATAATCTCGTACGTGTCATTCCGTGTGTTCTATTTATATGTGAAGCATTTTCTTTACTTCTTTCGCTTTTTAAACATCCACAACTCTTAGTATCTCCTGATGTTAAATATGATGTCTTCGCAGTAATATAATTTCCACATTCGCATTTACAAATCCATTTTCTATTGCCTTCTTTTTTATTTAATTTCTCTTCTGCAATCACTGTTAATCTTGTAAACTTTTTTCCTCTTAAATCAATAAGTTTTCCCATTATTTAACATCTCCTTCTATTGTACTCAATATAATATTTTAATTTGCATATTCCTGGCATGTCTACTAACTGTTTCATACTCTTTTCACTCTTACCCATTTTTTATTTAGCATTTGTGCTATTATGTAACTTGTATAGCCATCTACTAATACGTTGTCTTTGTTTATCACTATTGGCTGTTCAAATTTGTTATTTCTTAAGTAATATTCCATTTTACTTATTAGCTTTAATGTTCTGGGATATTTCATCTTAAACTCTTTTGATATTTTTATATTTTTTAACCTCTTAATCATAACGAACTCCTTTCTAATCAATTCTTGGTATATGTCTTGAATATTCTAAATAATATTCTTGCTCTTTTTCTCGTCTTGCTTTTTCCGCTTTGTCTATTTTCAACTCTGGATTATCTTCAAAAAACTTTCTTCTAGCTCTTGTTATACTTTCAATGCTTATTCCTGAAAATTGCAAGTTGTCCATAATCGTTTTAAAACTGTTTTTATATAAATTTGGTTCTAATTCTTCTATAACTCGTCTTATTAGATAGCCATCGTTTTCACGTGAATAAGGTTCTGTTCTCAATATCTCTCTTGTTTTATTTTGTACATCTTTTCTTCTCATTTGTTACCTCCCTGTGTATTTGATATTCTTAAAATTATTTGCTTTAAAATCTCATTTCTATCTACTTCTTTAAAGCTTAATAATTGTTCTTCAAAGTTTAATAATTGTTCTTCATTTATTTCAATCATATTTTAAACCCTCCTAATATCTCATCTTCTTTTACATTTTCAACATTTTCAATTTGGGTTATTAGTTCTTCTAATCTATTTTTAAATTCCATAATTTTCCCTATATATTTATCAAACTCATCTGGATGTTTTTCTACATAATTTATTCCGTTATAATATCTATTTAAAATAAAATTGTATTCTAATTTTTGTTGTTCTACCAAGGTATTTCATCTCCTTTATATCTCTGTTTTTCTATTTCCTCGTTTGTCATTTTTGAACTTTCTATATATGTTTTTGTTTCTTTTAGATATTTCAATCCTACAAGTCCACATCTTTCTCCTTTTGTTTTTAATACTTCAAGTACGGTATCTACATCTTCAATGTTATACTTTTCATTTAATAAATCTTTTTGTAGTTTTTCATAGTCTTTACTCTCTTTTTGAACTGTATCTACTCTTAAAATTGATATTATGTTGTATGCTTTATTTACTATGTTTGAACTACCTGCAATATCATATAAACTTAATCTTGTTTGAAATCTTTCAATTTTACGTGGATGTGCGACTAGATGTATATGTATTTTTTTATTTATTGCAAATGTTCTTAACTTTTCCATTATGTTCGTTTGTTCTTGAAATATGTTGTCACTTCGCATATCAATTTGCATAAAATTGTCTAAGAAAAACACTCTTATTTTTTCTCTTTGATTTATTTCTTCCATTGCTTTTATTAATGTGTTGATATTTCTTGGTGCTTCATTGTTGTATATAAAAATTTTGTTACCAAGAAGTTTTTCAAGTAATGTCGCTTTTTGAAGATTTACAAATGTGTCAAATACACAACTGCTTTTAAATTGTTTATGAACTAAATCATTTGATTGCGATGACTGAATATATAAATTGTTTTTGAAATCTTCTTTTGTTTGTTCTCCATTGAAAAAGAATACTCTTTCTCCTTGCTGAATTGTATTTTTTGCTAACATTGTCATTACTGTTGTTTTTCCTGCATTTGTAAATCCAGTCCAAATCGTTATACAACCCATTTCAAATCCTTTTGTATTATAATCAAGTTCTCTTATCCCAGATAATACTCTTGTTTTTGGTATATCTGTGTATTTGTAATCATCTAATCTATAATACAATTCTTGCTTCTCTGTCTTTACAGCTTCTTCCATTTATGGCTCCTTTCGTATATTTCATAATATTTTTCTTTATCTTTCGTAATCTGCATTTCCTCAAATTCAATTTCAAGCTTTACTTGTCTATCATACAAAATACTTAAAGTATCGAAATAACAACTATTTTCAAATATCTTCATAAGTTTTTCATTTTCACTTAACTCATTGCAAACATTTTGAAATTTTTCCTTGAACCATAATTCAATTTTCTGTCTTCTTTTTTGTTCTTGTTGTCTTTTGAATTTTAGTTTTTTTATTGTTTCATTGTCTTGCTTTTCGTTTAATAAACTAAGATTAAAATCATTGCATAATATCTTTAAAGCTCTGTAATTGTCTGTATTAAAATATTTAGCAATAAAGCTTATTATGTCGTAATGTTCACTGCTTCCGAAGTCATGTATTCCTTTTTCTGAAACACAAAAACTTGCTGTTTTCTCATGTCTAAATGGACTTTTATACCAAATACCTGTGCTAGTTTGTTTATCGGGCTTTCCAAGATAATGTCGTACTACTTCTTCCCCTTTTAAAAGGTTTTTTATTTCTGCAAATTTATCCATTTTCTACATAGTCCAATATTGCTTTATTAAAGAACGTATCTCCGTATTTTATATATTGCTGTTCAATTTGTTTATCTTCACATTCTTTTTTATATTTTTTTACAGCTAAATACATTTGCTTGTCTGTAAGTTTAATAGTAGTACCATTTATCTTTCTACCCTTTACCCATTTAAGGAAATATTCTTCCGCTTTAGCTTTACCTAGTTTATGAGGATATATATCCCAAATAAGCTCAAAATGTTTTTTTAGTTCTTTTTTTGCATCATCATTTTTTGATGATGTATTATTATGTTTTGTTTTGTTTTGTTTATTAATGTCCTCGTGAGCCGTATCGGATGCCGTATCAAGTGCCGTATTAAATGTCGTATCGGATGCCGTATCAAAATTTAATATTTCATATGTTCCAGCTTGAAATTGATTTTTTCCATTTTGATAATTAATATATCCTTTTTGTTTTAGTTCATTTCTAGACCTATCAATTTTATTTTTATCAAAACCTGTTAATCCCATTAATGTAGAATTAGCTACTGTAAACTCTCTTTTCCAATTACATTTATTATTTATATAAAACAAAGTAAAATATAAATAAACAGCATTTGAACTTAAAGGTTCTGTTAGTAGATTCTCAAAAAATGTATTAAACTGTTTTATAAAATTCATCTGTTTCCCCTTTCTATAGGTAACTTTTTCCTATTAGTTTTATAAACTCTTCTCTAGTATGATTTTTTTCATATTCTTTTTGACATTTCTGTTTTAATCTCAAGTCTAACTCATGTCCGTATTTACCATGTACTCCATTCGTTCCTCTATGTTCTAAATATGTTAGCCATACTTTAAATCCATTTTTCTCTGATATTTTTCTTTTTCCTGTGCCAAAATATATATGATGTTCTTCTAAGTTATATGTTGTTCCAGATATATAACTTTCTTTTTTATTCTGTAATATTGACTTAGACACTTTTAGTTTGTCCCCATTCTCTGTTTAATTGGTTTTCTAATATTCTTAATTTGAGTTTTATACTGTTTATTGCTTCAAGGTTAGCTTGATATACTGCTTCTTTTACATCTCTGTCAAATCTTAATTTTGCAACTTCTGGAACACCATATATTATTTGATTAATTAATGTTACTGGCATATTTTTTTCTGCTCTTAATTTCAAAGCTTCTTCTCTTAAACATATCTTGTATTTTTGTTCAGATTCTGCTCTGTCTGTTCCACTTTTCCTCAATTGTCTAACAGATATGTCTAATTCGTTTATTAATTTGGTTATTTGCTCATATAAATCCATTTAAACACCTACTTACTTTGCTTAAAATCATTTATTATGTTCATATAGTCTTTCATTTTGATTTCTGCTGTGTTTTTATAGTTGTATTTAGATAATATAAACTCTACCTTTTTTTCTTCTATATGAGCATTTTCAATAGCTTTGTTTAGTGCTTCTATTTTTTGCTTATCAATTATTTTTTCATTATTTATTAAGCTGTTTTGTTGTTCTTTAAATTCATCTGTATCTGCATCTTTTGTATCATCAATTAGGAATAATCCATTCAAAGCATACTTTCTTGCATAACTACTTGCTGTTCCTGTTATTTGTGAACCATCCATTCCTTTTTTGCTTTCTTCTTCTCTTGCATATGCTGTATTTGTTATAATTGTATTGTCTGCTTCTGTATCTGCTAATATAGCAGTTGCTTTTATGTAATATCTATCTCCAATTTGTTCCATATCATCTTTTATTGTTAAAGTACATTTATTTTCTTGTAATAATGGTTTTACAGCTTCTAATATATCTTCGCAACTTCTATACTTATATTTTCCAAAACTGTTATATTGCCCTTTTGGAGCTTTTAATTCTATCTGTATTTTTAATAACTTTTCATTTATATTCATTGTTCTTTCCTTTCTAAAATTGGCTTGTCCAATATTCATTTTCTAAATCTCTTTGTTCTTTTGCTTCCATTTCAGAAACTCTTTTTTCTAGCTCGTCTCTTTCGTCTATGTATTGAAATTTAAGTGCTTGAATATCTTCTAATATGTCTTTTTCTGTTGTTTCACTCTCTAATGTATCTAAACTTAAAATTAAATTATCTAGTTGATAATATCTTTCTTCCATTTTTCCTCCTTGCAATTCTCATTAAATTATGTTAATATAATTAATGAGAATGTTTTATAAAATATTTTTTTGTTGGCATACTAAAATGATTTAGCGGTCTTTAGTATGCTTTTTATTTTGTTTTTTAAATTTTCTATGTTGTTATATTGTTGTTTATTTAGTTCTTTTTCTATTTCATTTAAGCAGTCTCTTATAACATCAATTTCTGTTCTTAATTCTTTGTTTTCATTATGTACTGTTAAGTTCTCCTCTTTTAATTCAGTCTTTATTTTCATTAAGTCCTTTATTAAAATGTCTCTGTTTTGTATCATAGCTTTTTGATTTGCTATTTTTCTATCTTTTCTTGTTTTAATAATCATTATCTTTTACACTCCTTTAATCTTAATTTTAGTTTTGCTAACGTTATAATGTTATATATGTAGCATTTGTCTAACTTGTCCATTTCTTTTCCTCCTATCTGATTAAAAATCCTATAAAAATTGCTGTAAAATATGTTACAATTCCTATGTAACCTACAATGTCTCTAATAGCATTTCTGTATGCTCTTTTGTATATTGCTTTTTCTCTTTTACTCATCTTTTGTTCCTCCTTTCTATTTTTCTTCTTTTTCTGATTCTTCTTCAATTTCAATCATTCTTGCTAGTGTTTTACAGAAGTCTTCTACAAATTCTTGCATTGTTTTCCTCCTTTCTTTGTAATAATGTTACACAACTAAATTTATAATTTTAGTATGTTTTCTTTCAGTGAACTTTTAAACTAAAAAAATTTCTTCAGTATTAGCAGTTGGAAAGGCATTTTTAAAATCTTTAACTTTTTGTATACTAGGATTTTTTGCTCCACATTCTATTTGTTTATAAAAAGAAAGAGTAATTCCCCATTTTATTGCCATTTCTTCTTGTGTTTTATTTATTGAAATTCTATATTCTTTTAATTTTTCTCTTGCCATTTTTTTCCTCCCTTCTTCAAGTTCACGCATAGTATAATATACTTTAAGTGAACTGTCAATAGTTTTTTTAAAAAAAATTTTTTAATTTTCTTAATCCTTTATCGCTCTAAGTAAACTTTTTGTTTCTTTTTCTTGCAAAGTACACCTACAGTGTGCTATAATACTATTAGTTTTTACAAGGAGAAAAAATATGAATAGAATAAAACTATTAAGAGATGAATTTAATATGACACAACAAGAGTTAGCAGATAAATTGCAAGGAGCCAAAAGTACTATTGCAATGTATGAAAGCGAATGCAGAAAGCCTAGTTTAGAAGTTCTTGTTAAGTTATCTGAAATTTTTGATTGTAGTATAGATTACATTTTAGGTAAATCAGATATTAGAAATCCAGAAAAAATAGACTCTGATAAAATAAATATAGGATTAAGTACAAAAGACTATAATCCACCAACAAAAGAACAACAAGAAAAAATTGAAGAGTTTGCAAAGTTTGTGTTAAAAGATAATCTAAAGAAAAAAGAGGATAAATAAATGAATTTAGATAAATTGTATGATTTAGCAGAATCAGAAAATATAAAAATATATGATTATTGTGTTGAAGAAGATATTTATGGAATTTATTTAAACTATGATAAATTGAATGCTATTGCTTTAAATTATAATAATATAAAAAATTCTCAACAAGAAAAATGTGTATTATGTGAAGAATTAGGTCATTATTATATGGATGCTACTTATAATTATAAAAATGTAGATAAACAAACTTATGACAAACAAGAATATCGTGCAAAGAAATGGAGTTATTATACTTTAATTCCTTTCGAGAATTTACGTAGAGCAATTTTAAATCGGTATTAATACAATTTATGCTCTAGCGGATTTTTTTGGAGTTACAGAAGAATATATGAAAAATGCAATTAGTTTTTATGAAGGGAAGTATGGATATATATGTTAGCTTATGGTTATTGTAGATATTCTTCAGATTTGCAAACTGAAGCTTCTATTGAACAACAAAAAGCAGAAATTGAAGAATATTCAGCAAAAAACGGTATAACAATTTTGGATTATTATGTTGATGAAGCTAAAAGTGGAAAAAAATCTACTAGAGAGAATTTTCAACAAATGATTAGCGATGCTTGTAAATATAAAAAAGTACAAGCTATTTTAGTATGGAAAACTGATAGATTTGCAAGAAATACTGTAGATAATCTTATGTTCAGAAGACAACTAAGTAAGTATGGCGTTAGATTAATTTCAATTACTCAACCTATATCAGATGAAACTCCCGAAGGAAAATTAATGAATACATTACTTGCTGGTATGGACGAATATTATATAGAAAACTTAGCTTCTAACGTTAAAAGAGCATTAAAAAGTAATGCAAAAGAAAGCTTGTTTAATGGTGGCATTCCGCCTCTTGGATATGATGTTGTTGATAAAAAGTATGTAATCAATGAACATGAAGCAGAAGCTGTCAGAAAAATATTTGATATGAAACTAAAAGGTTATTCTTTAATAGATATTTCTTTAGAATTAAATAAATTAGGATACAAAACTAAAAGAGGTACAGAATTTAAGAAAAATTCTATATATGATTTATTGAAAAACGAAAAATATATTGGTAATTATATATATGGAAAAGGCACTAAAGAAAATCATAGAGAGATACGAGAAGATATGGTTAGACATGTTGGAACTATTCCAGCAATTATTAGTGAAGAGGTGTTTTATAAAGTGAATAAAAGGAAAGAAGCTAAAACAAGCACTGCAAGTAAAAATTTTTATTTGTTAACTGGGTTAATTAAATGTGGAAAATGTGGTTCTACTTATACTGGAACTACACAGGTTACTAAGAAAAATGGTAAAACTTTTAAAAATGCTTATTATAGATGTTCTGGAAATACAAAAATAGGTAAATGCGATTCAAAAATGATAAAAAAAGAGCTAATTGAAGAAAAAGTTACTAAACTTATTTTAGAACAACTTCTTAACGAAGACACTATGGAAAATATTATTAATAATGTATGTAGCGAATACAAAAAAGGACAAAAAGATTTTAAAGAAGATATTAAATTAATGCAAAAAAATATTGATGATATGGAAAAAGAAGCTAATAAATTATTGGATATGTGTTGCAAAGGCTTTGGAAATAAAAAAATTTCCGACAGAATGAAAGAAATCGAAGAAAAACAAGAATTTTTACGAAGAGAAATAGAAGAAAGGCAAAAATTTGTAGAGCATAATTTTTTAACTCCTGAAAAAGTTAGAAATGCTCTAAAGAAAGATATTGTAAATTTTAATGTAAAAACTCAAAAAGAACTTAAAAATCTTATTCAAAAATGGATAATAAAAATAGAGGTCACGAACTCAGAAGCCATAGTATATATGGATTTCGGTAGTTGTGAACCTCAAAAACTGGTAGCGAAGATGTGATTCGAACACATGACCCTTCGGGTATGAACCGAATGCTCTAGCCAACTGAGCTACTTCGCCATATTTAAGACGTTTTCTATTATAAACAGTTTTTGCTGTTTTGTCAATAGCTTATGTGAAATTTGTTATAGGATATGTGTAAGAACATATCCTATATTAATCTCCTATTTCTTTTTCTATATCTTTTTCATTAATTTTTTCTAACTTTTGTCTTCTTGTAGTTCCTGTATTTGTTTTTACTCTATTTTTTAGTCCTGTTTTCTTTGCTTTTGTTCCATTATTATTTTCAAGCATTTCTTCTAAACTACTTATTTTGTTTTTGCTTTCTTGTTTTTTTATTTCTAAAACTTCTTCATTTAATATTTCTTCGTTTTCATTTTCTTCATTTGAAGATAAAGCTTTAAATACAACAAAAAACGATGAGAATGTATCTCTTATAGCTTGTGTAATTGCTAAACCGTTTTTTTCTTTTATAGCATTTGCCATAATTTCTCTTAGAATTAACTAAGATTTTCACCTCACTTTTTTACAATACTGTTTCCATAATAACATATGGTTTTAAAAAAGTCAAATATTTAAGTAAATACAAGCATTTTTCGTGTGTCATTTTTAGACATTTTTTATACTATAAATTGGCGGCCTTATAGGCCGCCATAAT